ATGCCGCCAGTGGGCGCAGATGCTGTTCGTCGCACACCCGAAGCTGCCGCGGCAGCCCATCGCGCGCTGCGTGATCACCATCGAGCGCTTCAGCACGCAGAAGCCTGACCGCGACGGCCGGTATGGCGGCGTGAAGCCGATCCTCGATGCGCTGCAGCCGACCTCGAAGCGTCACCCGTACGGGCTCGGTTTCATCGTCGACGACAGCGACGACTGCATCACCGACCTGAAGGTCAACCACATCCAGAGCCGCGAGAAGCGCACGCGGATCACCATCGAACCCCTCTGAGGCATTCCCATGGCAGACGGCTCCAGTCAGTCCGGTTTCAACTTCCCGCGCCGCGCGCTGGCCAGCGGCTTGCGTCCCGGGGAGATCGTTGTCGATTTCTTCGCCGGCGGCGGTGGCGCCAGTGAAGGCCTTCGTATGGCCCTGGGGCGCGACCCGGACGTAGCCGTCAATCACGACCCGCTTGCGATCGGCATGCACTCGGCCAATCACCCATTCACGCATCACCTGCCGGCCGACGTGTGGACGGTGGACATTTTGCGCGAGGTCGCTGGGCGACTCGTCGGCTGGTTCCATGCGTCGCCGGACTGCACGCATTTCAGCCAGGCGAAGGGCGGGCAGCCGCGCGACCAGGCAACGCGCAGCCTCAGCTGGGTGGTGCTCAAGGTGGCTGGTAGGCTGGCGCGTCATGGGCTGGCTCCGCGCATCATCAGCCTGGAGAACGTCAAGCAGATCCTTGGCTGGGGCAGGCTGATCGCCAAACGCGACAAGGTGACCGGCCGCGTCGTGAAGCTGGATGGCACCGTGGCCGCCGTCGGCGAGCGCGTGCCACGCCAAGAGCAGTACTTGGTCCCCGACCCGCGCCATCTGGGCCGCACATGGTGGCGCTTCGTTGGAGCGCTGGAAGCGCTGGGCTATGTCGTCGAATGGAGGAAGGTGCGGGCCGATGACTTCGGCGCGGGTACCGATCGCGAACGACTCTTCATGATCGCCCGCAATGATGGTCAACCGATCGTGTGGCCGGAAGCGACACATGGACCTGCGCCCAAGTTGCCGCGCGTCACCGCGGCCGACAGCATCGACTGGGACCTGCTGGGTAGCAGTATCTTCGACCGCAAGCGTCCGCTGCGCCCGAACACGATCCGACGTCTGCTGGATGGTGCGCGTCGCGCCAACTGGCCAACGCCTTACATCGACGCGCTGGTTGCGCTGCGCGACGGAAAGACGCCGAAGCTGACCGTGAGCCGTGAGCAGGCAGAGGAGATTGCGCAACAGTTCGGCCACCAGGCTGGGCTGGTGATGGCGGTCGGTAGTGGTGGCATCGCACGCCCCGTATCGCGTCCGGTACCGACCATCACTACGGGTGGCGCTGGCGCGTCGCCGCATTACATCAGGCCTGTCATCGTCCATAAGCACAATTCCGCCGGAGGGCGCGGAGCGCGCCCCGTGGACGAGCGCGTGCCAACCATCATGACGGGCGGCGCCGGCTACCTTGCGGAGCCGATCATTGCGCCGTACTACGGGAGCGGCAGTGGCACGACTGGGCAGCCGTGCAGCAAGGCGTTGCCGACCGTCACCACCAAGGGTCGCTTCGGTCTGGTAGAGCCCGTTGTGGTCAGCACGTGCAACTCCAGCAGTAGCGGCGTGCGTATGTCTTCGGATGCGCTGCGCACGATCACAACGGCGCGTGGCGGAGATATGGCGGTGGCGGAGCCGGTGCTGCTTGAGTACCGCATCGATATCCTCTACCGCATGCTGGTGGAGCGCGAGCTGTTCAACGCCCAAGGCTTCCCGCGCGACTACATCATCGACCGCACGGCTGATGGTCGCCGCATCACCCGCGGCGCAGCCATCCGCATGGTCGGCAATAGCGTCAGCCCGCTTCCGCTTGCGGCCATCGCTCGAGCGAACCTCGCTCCAGTCGATGAGACGCTGAGGGCTGCCGCATGATGGATATCCTTCGCGAGCACTTCTGGGCGATTTGGTGGCTCGTGGCCATCGTGGCCACGCATCTTCCTGACGCGTTCATCGTGATCAACCGCACCGTACAGGTGGTGCGCAAATGAAGCGATCGCAGATCACCCGAAAGACCCCGCTGCGCCAGGTCTCACCGAAGCGCGCGGCCGCCATGTCCACCGACGTGCGCCGCGGGCCCACGCCGGTGCGCGCAGTGTCGATCAAGGCCAGCACGAAGCGCATGCGCCAAGGGCGCAGCACCGGAAAGCCCACGGCAGCGCAGGCTGCGCGCTTCGTGCACATCCGCGCCATTGGCTGCATCGCCTGCCTGCTGGATGGGCGCGCCTGCGTCACGCCGGAGGTGCACCACCTCAACGAAGGTGGGTATCACGGCGCCAAGCGGCGGGGCCACGACTTCACGGTCGGGCTCTGTGGCTGGCACCACCAAGGTCGCCCGCCGCTGGGTATGGCGATGGCTGGCGCCATCAATGTCCTTGGCCCGAGCCACAAGCTCCAGAAGATGGCCTTCCGCGCCCACTACGGTACCGACGACCAGCTGCTCGAAACGACTAACAAACTGATCGCCCTGCGCGAGCTGGTGCTTGCCGAGCAAGCGCTCGAAAGGGCAATCGTCGGATGACCCTCTACACCGGACCAGAGCGAGCCACGGAACGGCAAATGGCCAAAAGGACGATGGCCAAGATCCTCAGGGCAGGCGGATGTGCCGTCTGCAAGAACGCCGTACATGGTTTCAATCTCTCGGCCTGCGACAGCTTGGGCCGAGTATTCCCGCGCTGCATGAGCACGCCGGGCAAGCAGTTCGACCTCGACGAGAAGAAATTGCAGGGGATAAACAAATGAGCCGATCGCGAGATCTCGAAGCCCGCCTCATGGATTGGGGCAGGGAATATGGCGGCAGCCAATACGACAACATTGGTTGGCAGGGAGTCTCGCCCATCCTCACCCTGATGACATATCACGGAAAGGCGCCGCAAGGCCTCAACCCAGCACGCATCGAGACGAACGGCCCTGCCGACGAAGTCGAGGCAGCGGTTCGCGCATTGGAGCTACAGAAAAGCGGTCGCGTGCTGGCCTGCGTGCTGCGCTGCGAGTACTACGTGCGAGACATTGAGCGCCGCGACCGCCTGAGCCGGCTCAGCAGGATCGGCCACCGCATGGAGACGTCGCGTTATAGCCATCATCTTCGATCGGCCAAGATCCATGTCGCCGGCTGGCTCCGCATTCCGTTCGACGAGCCGCTCGACGACGCCGGCAGCTTGGCGATGCTTGAGCACCTCGTCGCGATGACCGGATGACGTCAATAGGCCAGTGGTAACGCTAAAGGTTTGCTGCTGGAGGCCGACAACTTATATGAAGGGGATTTGTCGATCAGCGGAATTGGGCGACTACCTTCTAGACCATCATTTCGGAGCTCTTATGCACAAAATCGTACGTTCCATGTTCGCCGCTGCTTTGATCGCTGCCCTTGCAGGTTGCGGTCACCACGAGGACCCTGCAGAGAACACCGCCCAGGCCGCACCCGCGGCAGCTGCCGCTCCGGTTGTTGCCCCCGCGCCGGAACCAGCACCTGCAGCTATCCCCGACAGCGTCGTGCGGGTGTGGCATTGGGACCAGGTGTTTATCGTCAATGCTGACGGCTCTGTGTCGCCGCGTGGTCCGATTGCATACAACGGCATCCAGCTTGGTGGTCAGGGCGTAAGGTTCGGTAGCGGCGTCTCGTTCGGTGGCGTCGATTTCGCTGCCATGCGCGGGCACGATATGAACATCCATTTCGAGCACGGCACCCTGGTGATCGACTCGTTCATGTAAGTGGCTAACTTTTTTTGATCATGGTGTTGATTGCGCAATTTCTATGGGGCAGAGTTGGCACCGTAGAGTCGCGTGCCTGCCAAGAGGCCAATGCCATGAAGCGTTGAATGGATCGCGAATTCGATACCCCAGCCCCGCCAAGTGCGGGGCTTTTCTTTTGGAAGGTTCCGCCGGGTTGGCCGGCACGCTGCTTCGAAACCAGCTGGCGCGCAGAGATGCGTGGGCGTTCGACTCGTCAGCCTTCCGCCATTTGCCGGCCGCAGCCTCCGCGCTGACGAAGCCTGGCGCCGCAGTATGGCCAGAGGCCGCGGTCGCTGGCGCCGGACATCACAGAGGTGCCCATGGCACAGACCAAGACCGGAAGCCTCATCGAGGCGGCCGCAAACATCGCTGTCGGATTCGCCATCAACTGGTGCGCGAACATGCTGGTGCTACCGATGTTCGGCCTGAAGGTATCGGCTGGCACGGCGTTTCACATTGGCCTCGTGTTCACGGTGATCAGCCTGGTCCGTAGCTACGTGCTTCGCCGCTGGTTCAACGGCCTGAAGTTCGGCAATGCGGAGCCGACAAAGTGACAGGCGCCGCTCTCCCGGACGATGCTGCCGCGCGCAATGCAATTCCGCTCGCGGATGGCGTCCTGTTCTATTTCCCGAACGCGCTGGCGGAGGTCGCCAAGGTTAGCAAGGCGGGTAACGACCAACACAACCCTGGCCAGCCCATGCACTGGGCACGCGGCAAGTCGACGGACCACGAAAACAAGATCCTTCGTCACCTGGTGGATGCTGGCAAAAGGGACGGAAAGGGCATTCGTCACAGCGCCTATCTGGCTTGGCGCGCTTTGGCGCTGCTGCAGGAAGAGATCGAGCGCGACGAAGGCGCGCCGCTCCCGCGCAATGCTCGGCCTGCTGAGGCATCGGCATGATTTGCCCCACCTGCGGTAAGGACGGAGCCAAGAAGAACGGCGGCGGTCGAGGTTGGTGCGTGGCCGGTCGCCATAGCTTCGACCTTCAGGGCGCGCGCTCTGGTACGAGCGATGGCGACATTGACCTCCTGCGCCGCGAAGTGCACGCGCTGAAGGCCGAAAACCGGCGGCTGGCCAGCGAGTCGGCTGACCTGACAGCCATCAAGCGCATCATCCACAACGTCGACGTGAATGTGTCGAACCCGCCGGCATGGCTGACGGGATCCGCGCCCAAGGGAAAGCTCGTGCACGGCGTTCCGACGCTGATGCTGTCCGACCTCCACTTCGGTGAGACGGTGTTCGCCAACCAGGTGAACGGCGTCAACCAGTACAACACCACGATCGCGAAGCGTCGCCTGCGCCGCGTCCTGGATGGTTCGGTGAAGCTATTGCGCCACACACTCGCGCCTGGCCAGTTCGGTGGCATGGTGGTGGTGCTTGGCGGCGACATGGTCGACGGCGTCATCCATGACGAGCTGCGCGACACGGCCGACGAAACGGTCATGCAGTCGGTGATCACGCTTCACGACGAACTGGTTCCCGGCCTGAAGCAGCTGTGCGATGAATTCGGCCGGCTCCATGTGCCATGCGTTGCCGGCAACCATGGCCGCCTGGACCGCAAGCCTCGCATGAAGAACGGCCCAGCGCTGAACTTCGATTTCCTGCTCTACCAGTTCCTTGCCCGGACGATCCAAGCCGATCCGAAGTATCGCGACCGCATCACCTTCCAGATCCCGGATGGGTTCGACTGCTCGTACCGGGTGTATGGCACGCGTTACATGCTCACGCACGGCGACAGCTTCAAGGGTGGCTCCGGCATCACCGGTCCGCTGCTGCCGTGGATGCGCGGCGACGCCAAGACTCGCAAGCAGTACGGCGCGCTCGGCATGCCATACGACGTGCTGTTGATGGGCCACTGGCACCAGCTGCGTTACCTGGGCCAGATCATCGTCAACGGCTGCCTCGTTGGCTTCAACGAGTACGCGATGAAGAGTCGCTTCGACTATGAAGCACCCGCTCAGGCTCTATGGCTGACTCATCCTGCTCGCGGACTTACGTTCCAGGAGGCTGTCTGGGCAGACGATCCGAAGCCCGCGAAGGATGCGCCGTGGCTATCGCTACGGCAGGTCGCATGAAAACGCGCAAGCCAGCTCCGGAGCCGATGGCTATCTGCGATGGCGAGGTCGTGCTCTTCGATCCGGATGGCTTTCGCTCCAAGTACAACGCCGTCGCCGTCATGGTGCGGGACGGAGGCTTGTTCGTCCTGCAAGAGGGCGAGCGCAAATTCACGAACGTCGAGTTCATAAACAAGAAACTCGCCGACTCCGTTTCGGCGGTCAAGGGCGACGCCTGATGCGCAATTTCATTGAAGGGGCAAGCGTGGGATATGCGGTGACTTATCTTGGCGCCGTCCTCGCTGGCTTTCCGTGGGACAAACTCGCGTCTGCGTTGACTGCCCTCTGGTTCGCGACCCTTCTGGTTGAAAAGGGTGTCAAAAAGATCAGGCAGCTACGAACGGGGACACCGCCCCAATGAAGCCTCGGATCATTGCAGCCGTCCTCGCGGCGGTTATCGCGCTTGCATCGACCTTCATCCCTTCGTGGGAAGGTAATCAGCCGGTCGGTTACCGTGACATTGCCGGTGTAGCGACAGCGTGTGTGGGGCACACCGGCGCCGACGTCGTTGTCGGCGTGCGTTATTCGCCCGAGCAGTGCGCGGGCTGGCTACGGAGCGACGTTGGCAAAGCGGCCACCGGCGTCGGCGATTGTGTTATCGCGCCGCTCAAGGTCTACGAATGGGCGGCATTTACGTCGCTCGCTTTCAATATCGGCGTGAGCCGCTTTTGCGCATCAAGCGTCGCGCGGAAGGCAAACGCTCACGACATGGCGGGTGCTTGTCAGGCGATCGAGCTCTACGTGTATGCAGGTGGCCGCCGGATAGTGGGTCTGGTGAGGCGCCGCGCCGCGGAGCGCGCGATGTGTGAAGGCCGGTCATGATCGCCTGGTTGAAGGCACACCTCATAGCGATCCGCCTCGTTCTGCTGGCCTGCGCGCTTCTAGGCGCGTACGCCAGAGGACATCACGACGGCGCCCAAGCCGGCGCCGTCGATCTGGCTAAGCAATCGGCAGCGACAGCCAAGGAAGCCGCCCAGCGCGCAACTGCTTTTGCCGACGCAGTCCAGGTGGCCCGTGCTGCTGAACAACGACAGGCGAATGCGTTCGCCAAGATCGACTCAAAGTTCCTTGGAGATATGCGCTATGCGCAAGCCTTGTCTGCCAGTACTGTTGCTGGCCTTCGCGCTGGCACTATCCGGTTGTCTCCGACGTGGCGATGTCCAGCAACCAGTTTGCCCTCAGTTGCAGCCGATCCCGGCGCAGCTGCTGCAGCGAACGGACTACAGTTCGAAAGTGCAGGCCGAATTATTGGATACGTCCGACAGCTCCAAGCCGAGCGCGACGAAGCAGTGAGCCTGTTGGAGACTGAGCGCAATGAGCATTCTTTCGACCATCATTGAAGCTGGCCGCGTCTTGCTTGGCATCGCCAAGCCGGTTGCGCCGCTTACGGTTTCACCCACACAACAGGAAGCAGTCACGCCCGACGCAAACCAAGCCGGCGCTGCGCCGGTGGCCGCCGCCGATGCCAGCGATGCGCTGGTCGCCAACATCAAGAAAGTGCTGACCACCGCCGGCCATGATGTCGATGCCGTGTGGGACGAAGTGGTCGCCCTGGCCAAGAAGCTGTAACCAGTTTCATGAAGGCCGTTCGGATCGTGGGTACGCCACTCGCCAGCGATGGTGGAGCGGCGTGCCTTCCGTATCATGTCGACATCGATGTTGGTGGTGAGCGTCTGCAACTGTTCGGCCATCTTCAGTACGGTGGAAGTCCGTTCGCCCACACCGTCGCTGTCGTTCCGGACAGTGCTACTGCAACGCTTGTGACGCCCGATGTCCGCCTCGAGCTGATGGTGGGCAACCTGGACTGATATGCCCAGTTCGCCGGCAAGCGTCGACGTCAGCAACCTGATGGCGCGCATGTCGCGCTACCAGAAACAGTTTCCATACGCCGTCGCCGTAGCGCTTACCCGCACGGCTAAGGATGCTCAGCCGGCCGTGCGCGCAGCCATGCAGCAGTCGTTTGATCGGCCGACGCCATACACGCTCAACAGTACGTACATCACGCCGGCAAAGAAGACGGACGCCACTCCAATGGCTGATGTGTTCTTCAAGACGGATGCAGCCAAGGGAACGCCAGCAGCCAAGTACATCTATCCCGAGGTATACGGCGGTCAGCGTAACCAGAAGCGCTACGAGCGTGCACTACGTGCCGCACGTGTGCTGCCTGCGGGAATGATGACTGTGCCTGGCGCAGGCGTGAAGTTGGATGCATACGGCAACATGCCGGCTGGTCTGATCAACGCGATGCTGAGTCAGCTGGGTGCGAACCCAGATGCCTACCAGAACAGCACGGGCAGTAAGCGCAGCCGCCGCACCCGAAAGGTGCGCGGTCAGTTCTTCGTGGGTCGACCAGGTGGTGGGCACCTTCCGCTGGGTGTGTATCTCCGGAACGGCCGCAAGCTTTCGCCGTTCCTGATCTTCATCAGCCCGGCCAACTATCACCAGCGACTGCCGTTCCGCGAGACCGTGCAGCGCGTGTTCGATGAGCGGTTCTATTTGAACTTCGACGCGGCGCTGGCCTCTGCCATCGCGACCGCGCGCGAACCGAGTGAATGAGAGCGAGTCTCAGCCTGATGCCCACCACCAGCACGTCAACGAGAACCGGTAGCATCTCGCCGGGGACCCTGAGCGTTTCGGCCGGTTGTGGGTAATTCGGACCCCGTTCAATCACTATTTGTGAAATTTTTGGGGGTGGGGTGGTGGTGTTGTTATCCACAATCTCACCTGATGCGACCTGATGACCGCGAAGCCAAGCCCGACGCGGCCTGAGCCGGGCTGGCTGACCAAGAAACAGATGGTCGCCAGCTGCGGCGTTACACCAACCGCGTTCGACAAATGGGGGATCGATCCCGTCGCGCGCATCGGCCGCAACGCGTACTTCACCGTTTCGGACGTGATCTCCAATCGGCTCGCGCGCCAGGCGATGAACGCCGCGGCCGATGCGGGCAAGAAAGCGGCCGGTGCGGATCCGGTTCCGCTGGTCATCGAGGCGGAGCGCGAAAAGCTTCTGCTCACCCGTGAGCAGCGCATTGGTCAGGAACTGAAAAACGCACAGACGCGGCGCGAGGTGGCGCCGGTCGCGGTCATCGAATGGACGCTATCGAAAATTGGCGGCCAGATCGCGGCGCACCTGGAATCCATCCCTCTCAACGTGAAGAAGCGGAATCCCAGTTTGCCGGCGCGAGCCATCGAGGACGTGAAGCGCGAAGTTGTGAAGGCGCAGAACATGGCGGCGCGGGTGACCGTAAATCTCGATGAGTATTACGACCGAGACCCGGAAGGAGATTGAGCGCTCGGTAAGGCGCGGGCTGAAGGTACTGGAGAAGCCCGAACCCGTTCGCCTAAGCGAATGGGCGCAGGAAAACTTCTACCTGTCGGCCGAGTCGAGTTACATCGAAGGTCGTTGGGAGGCGTATCCCTACCAGATTGGGATCATGGACTGCATGTCGAACGATGACATCAGGTCCGTGACCATGCGCAAGTCAGCGCGCGTCGGTTACACGAAGATGTTCGTCGCTGCGGTGGGCTACTTCGCAGAGCACAAGCGGCGCAATCAGGTCATCTTCCAGCCGGTCGATGATGATGCGGATGACTTCGTCAAGGACGAGATCGACCCCATGCTGCGCGACTGCGTAGCGGTGCAGCGGGTGTTCCCTTACTTCAACACGAAGTCGAAGTACAACACGCTTTCGAAGAAGGTCTTCCGCGGCAGCACGCTGGATATTCGTGGAGGCAAGGCAGCAAAGAACTACCGCCGCCTCTCGAAGGATGTCGTCTATTACGACGAGGTCGACGGTTTCGACCGAGACATCGAGAACGAAGGCGACCCGATCACCCTCGGCGACAAGCGCACTGAAGGCGCGACGTTTCCGAAATCGATCCGAGGAAGCACGCCAAAGATCAAGGGCGAGTCTCGCATCGATGAGCTCTATGAAGCTGCCGACCAGCGGTTTCAGTTCCATGTCCCGTGCCCGCACTGCGAGCACAAGCAGCCGTTGCGCTGGGGTGCGAAGGACGCGTCGTACGGAATGAAGTGGGTCGGCGACGACCCGAACACTGCGGCGTATCTGTGCGAAGCATGCGGCGGGCTGTTTCACCATGAGGACTACGTTCGCGTCTGGGACCTGGGCGCATGGGTCAGCGACGACGGCACTTGGATTGATCAGGAAGGGTATTTCCGCGACAGCTCCGGCGACGTAGTTGCAGCGCCCGAGCATGTCGCCTTCCACATCTGGACCGCCTACAGCCTCACGGGCTGGCGGAAGATCGTGGCCGAGTTTCTCACCGCTAAGCGGTCGGGTGATCCGGGCAAGCTGAAAACGTTCGTCAACACTACGCTTGGCGAAGCATGGGAAGAGGATACGGGCGAGAAGACAGATGCCCAGGCGCTGATGATGCGTCGAGAGCACTACGCCGCGCCGGCGCCACGTGGTGTCGTGGCGATCGTGGCCTCGGTGGACACGCAGGATGATCGCTTCGAGGTCCAGTACGACGGATATGGTCGCGGGGAAGAGCGGTGGTCGCTGGGATATACCCGTCTCTACGGTGACCCCAGCCGGCCGCTCGTATGGGACAAGTTGGCCGAAGCACTCCGCAGGACCTTCCGCCGGGAGGACGGAACCATCATGCAGGTGGCCGTGGCCACGCAAGATCATGGCGGTCACTACTCGGACGAGGTGAACAAGTTCTCCCGCCGGATGGGCATCCGGTTCCTGATTCCCGTGAAAGGCGCGAGCCAGTACGGCAAGCCGGTAGTGGTTATGCCGCGCAAGAAGAACGCGAAGGGCGTCTACCTGTCGGAGGTGGGCACGGACACCGCGAAGTCAGTGCTGTACCAGCGATACCTGATCACGGATCCTGGCCCGGGCTACATCCACTGGCCTGTGTCGGATGAATTCGACCGGAAGTATTTCGATCAGGTGACCGCCGAAAAGCGGAAGAAGAAGATCGTCAAAGGTCGCCAGTTGACAGTTTGGGATGCTGGCGGTCGCCGCAACGAGGCGACCGACTGCAGCGTCTATTCGCTGGCGGCCATTCGCATTGCCCAGCAGTACCTGGGCCTCGATCTTTCGGTGGCGCCACCGCCGTCCGAAAGCAACGACACGAAATCAGCCGCGCCGAAGCAACGCATGCGCACGGCGAAGAGCAAGTATCTCGGGAGATAGCCGTGGCCTACACACAGCAAGACCTGCAAACGCTGGAGCGTGCCATCGCCGCCGGCGTGCAGCAGGTCCGCTACGGCGATCGCGTGGTCACGTACCAGAGCCTCGAGGCCATGCGGGCTGCTCGCATCGACATCGCCAATGAACTGGGCATCACCCTGCGGCCGCTGCGCCGTCGTGTGTTCCGCACCTTCGTGAGCGGGAACGGATACTGATGGACAACCTCGATAGCCGCGGTTTCGAGCTGCCTGGCGCGTCGCCCCAGCAGCCGGCATACAACGCTGGTGGCCAGGGCCGCCGCCTGCGTGCGTGGCGTCCGACGAGCGCCGGCCCGAATACAGTGTCGGTCACGTCTCTTTCGTTGATCCGCGCGCGCTCTCGCGCGGCCCATCGCAACGACCCGTGGGCCGGTACCGCTGCGGACAAATACGTTTCCAACCTGGTTGGCACTGGCATTGTGGCCAAGGCCGTCAACGGCTCGGCGGTCCTCAAGGCAGCCATCAAGAAGGTGTGGGACCGCTGGTGCAAGTATGCGGATGCCGACGGCGTCCTCGACTTCTACGGCCTGCAGGCTTTGATGGCCGGCGAGTGGGAGGAGGGCGGCGAAGTGTTCGTCCGTCTCCGATCGCGCCGTCTCTCGGACGGCCTGCCAGTGCCGCTGCAGCTCCAGGTCATCGAGGCTGAGCAGTGCCCAGCCGAGTACTACACCACCGCGAGCAATGGCAATGCTGTACGCGCCGGCATCGAGTTCAACGCGATCGGGCAGCGTGTGGCGTACTGGATGTACCAGTTCCATCCCGGCGATGTCGTTGGCACAGCGCAGGGCAACCAGTTGGTGCGCATTCCGGCGGAGCAGGTGATCCACCTGTATCAGCCGCTGCGCGCGGGGCAGCTACGCGGCGTGCCGCGCTCGGCGCCAGTGCTGGTGCGCATGTACAACCTCGACACGTTCGACGACGCCGTGTTGGAACGGCAAAAGATCGCCAACCTCTTCGGCGTATTTTTCAAGACGCCGAATCCGGAGGATGGCGCGGGCCCGCTGTCGGAATCTGCTCATGGGCAAGATCCGGACGGCACGCCCCTGGCCGCGCTCGAACCGGGCACGTCCGCTGAGCTTCCGCCAGGCTGGGACGTTGAATTCGCCACACCGCCCGATGCTGGCTCGGCATATCCCGAATTCCTTCGCGCGCAGCTGATGGCGATTGCAGCGAAGCACGGCGTGCCCTATGAGGTGCTGACCGGCGACCTTCGCAACGTTAGCGATCGTGCGCTGAAGCTCATCCTCAACGAATTCCGCCGCTGGCTTGAACAGCACCAGTGGCTCTATCTCATTCCGCAGGCACTGCAGCCGATCCGCGAGGCGTTCTTCGATGCCGCCGTGCTTGGTGGCGTCCTCGATCTGCCCGATTACGCCGATCTACGCGAGGACTACGTCGAGACGCTTTGGGTGCCGCAGGGCTGGCCTTATAGCCACCCGGTCCAGGACGTCGACGCCGACATCAAGGCGATCGCTGCTGGCCTCAAGAGTCGCGATGCAGTGGTGCTCGCCAACGGCGACGATCCGGAGACGGTCGATGCGCAGAACGTTGAAGCGAACAAGCGCGCTGACGCCGCGGGCCTGGCCTACACATCAGACGGACGGCAGGCGACGAAGAGCATGCAGCCGGTCGTTCCCAAAGAACCCAACGAGGTCATCAATGAGCCAGCCGACGCGTAACCTTT